CATCGACAAGATCATCCTGGCTGGCGTGGAACTGTTCGTGGCCCTTATCGAAAACCTGCCCACCATCATCGTGGAGATTGTCAAGGCCGTGCCGCAGATCATCGCCAGCATCGTGGATGCCTTCACCGGTTCCATTCCTGACATCGTGGATGTAGGCGCCAATCTGGTGAAGGGCTTGTGGGACGGCATCTCCTCCATGATTTCCTGGCTGTCCGATAAAGTGACGAGCTGGGTGGGCGGTCTGGTAGACGGCGTGAAGGGGTTCC